GAAATCCAAGTTGTCGCCGCTTCTCAGCAAGCTCCCAATAATCAGGTTTGTGAGGCATCTGTTTTGGTTTCATTTTGGTTTTGTCTGCTTTTTTATAATTGCAAGGCTTACAAGCAGTAGACAAGTTAGTCCAATTACTATATCCGCCCTTACTCAAAGGCACAACGTGATCAAGTGTTGCTTCTGAATCGTTTTTGCAATTAATACCGCAGTACTGGCAAATGTAAAGATCCCGTAAGAATATATTACGTTTAGTTAGACGAGCATGTTGTTTAGGCCGTTGGTATTCTTTAAGCATGATTACAGCAGGAACACGAGTACTCCAACTTTCCGATCTTACAATCCAATCGTCATACCATTCCAATACCACAACTTTGTCTAAAACAATATATCGTATGGATTCTTGCCAATCTACAACTGAAAGCGGTAGAAGGCTAATTGGTCCCATATCTGCATTAAGTATTAAAGTGGTCATTGAACTATGATGAAAAAAGTATTTAACTAAACAAAGTATATACTCAGATAACTTCAAGAGCAATGGACTAGTATGATAATTACAGTTGACCTAGACAAATAATTAGCGTATACTAAATTTTTATCATACAAAGGAACTAGAATGTCATTAATCCCAATGGTAGTGGAATCAACAAGCAAAGGCGAACGAGCCTATGATATCTACAGCCGATTGTTAAAAGAACGTATTATTATGCTCAACGGCCCTGTAGAAGACAACATGGCCAATACTGTTATTGCTCAACTGTTGTTTTTGGAAAGCGAGAATCCAGACAAGGAGATCAGCTTGTTTATCAATAGTCCGGGCGGTGTTATCACATCGGGAATGGCTATCTACGATACTATGCAGTTTATTAAACCAGATGTATCAACTTTTGTTATGGGCCAGGCTTGCTCAATGGGATCGTTTCTAGCACAGGCAGGAGCAGCAGGCAAACGTTTTATGTTGCCATATGCTCGACACATGATTCATCAGCCAAGCGGCGGCAGCAGAGGCATGCAAAGTGATATTGAAATTCAATACAAAGAGATCACTAAAATGAAAACCATTCTCACTGAGCTTTATGTTAAGCATAATAGCAAAGGTAAGACATATGCAGATTTCGAGCGTGACATGGATCGTGATACATTCTTATCTGCACAGGAAGCACTAGACTATGGACTAGTTGATAAAATTATTGAGAAAAGACAATGACACAATTAGAAGGTAAAGTAGATAAAGGTTGGGGCTTTGAATTAATCTGGGCTACCAACGACAAATACTGCGGCAAGCTCATGGTATTTGAAAAGGTTGGTTCAAAGTTCAGCATGCACTTTCACAAAGACAAAGACGAAACTTGGTTTATCAATGAAGGCCAGTTTAAACTTATCTGGTGTGACACTAAGACCGCAGTCTATCACGAACGGGAGTTGAACCCTGGTGATGTTTGGAGAAACCCCCCAATGATGCCGCACCAGTTAATTGCTATGAAACCAAACAGTATGGTGTTTGAAGTTAGCACACCCGACTCGGTTGAAGACAACTATAGAATAATCCCAGGAGACAGTCAAAGTGGAAACACAAAGCCAACAGCCTAAAATATCCTGGAGTGGTGGTGAATTCAGAACCAAGTGTGTGATTGGGTTAGATCGTGACGGAGTTCTAAATAAAGACCTAGGAACATATTGTTACAAGATAGAAGACTTCGAACCAATTCCAGGCAGCTTGGAAGCAGTGGGTAATCTTCGACGCAAGGGTTATAAAATTGTGATTATCACAGACCAAGGCGGTATTGAAAAAGGGCTGTACACTGAAACTGATGTTGAAGTGTTACATACGCATATGTTTGAACTGCTAGGAGCAGCAGGATGTTTCAGCATTGATGCATTGTATTATAGTGCAAGCAGTCGCAAGGAAGATCCGTTTGCCAAACCCAACACTGGCATGTTTAAAAGATGTGAGAAAGAAAATCCGGACATCAAGTTTAAAGAAGGCTATTACGTGGGCGATAAGATTAAAGATCTTAAAGCAGCGATCCGGATAGGTGCCAAGCCTATTCTTGTTCGCACAGGATACGGACTAGAAACAGAAAAAGAATTAAACAAATGGACCTATAGGGATATCAAACGTAGAACCAAAGTGTTTGATGACCTAGCAGCATTTGTAGAATCGATGCCATGACAACTGTATTTGTAAACGGTACCTTTGATATACTGCACTCCGGCCACATTAAGTTGTTAAACACAGCTCGTAGCATGGGCGACTACTTGATAGTTGCCATAGACAGTGACAACCGTGTAGCTGAACTTAAAGGGCCAACTCGTCCTATTAATCCTGCAGGCGAACGTAGAGCAATGCTGTCTAATCTAAAGGCTGTAGACGAAGTACAAATATTTGACAGCGACGAAGAACTTGCTATGCTAGTCAAACAGTTTAGACCTGCTGTTATGATGGTAGGTGGTGACTGGAAAGGCAAGACTGTGATAGGCAGCGAATATGCCAAACGCATAGAATATTTTGAGAGAATAGATGAGTACTCAACAACCAACATCATACAACGTATTATTGATCGGGGATAACTGCCACGACATTTACACCTATGGTTATGTAAATCGTATCAGTCCCGAAGCACCGGTTCCTGTGTTTGAACCGCACTATACTATTCACAAAGATGGTATGGCTGGTAATGTGTGTAAAAATCTAGAAGCATTAGGATGTACAGTTAACTTTCTACACGGCAAAACCAGCGAGAAGAATAGATTAATCGATGAGCGCACCAAGCAACAATTATTGCGTATGGATAAAGATGTTGCCAGCGACCCTATCACATTTGAAACAGCAATACCCTCTGTGTATGATGCCATTGTGATCAGTGACTACAACAAAGGCACAGTGACCTACGAACTTATTGAAGAGCTAGTTAAGGAAGTTAACGTGCCTATCTTTGTTGACACAAAGAAAACAGACTTAGCAAGACTCTCAGGTTGTTATGTCAAGATCAATGCACTAGAAAAAAGTCGTGCAATAAGTTTACCTAACCCAGAACATTTGATTGTAACACACGGCGGAGACGGTGCAGTATGGAATGGTTGGGTCTATTCCGCTGAGATTGTAGGTGATGTGACTGATGTATGTGGTGCCGGCGATACATTTTTAGCCGCACTTGCCTACAAGTTTTTAGAAACTAACAACATGCCTGATGCTGTTAAATTTGCCAACAAAGCCGCTAGTGTAACAGTACAACATGTAGGAGTATATGCTCCTAGACCAGAGGAAATAAAATGATAGCATTAACAGGAGCAGGCGGCTTCATCGGCAGTGTGATATTAGGATACCTAAACAAACAAGGCATCAAAGATGTTTACTTGTTTGATGACTTACCCTCAGGTGATCAATATAAGAACTTGATAGGTAAAAAATACTATGGCTTATACTCGACAAAAGAATATGTATTAGACCCCAAGGACTTTGACGCAGTCATACACTTTGGTGCTAACAGTTCAACACTGGAACGAAACTGGGCCAGTATCTACGAAACAAATGTTGCCAGTACTCGTAGATGGCACAACCTATGTGCAGAGACTGACACTAAATTTATCTTTGCAAGCTCAGCAGCAATATACGGCAACGGCAACGGCCCATTAAATCATTATGCGTTTAGTAAACTGGCCAGCGAACAAGATATTATTAACGGAGTTGTTCTTAGACTGTTCAACGTCTATGGTCCAAACGAATATCACAAAGGGCGTATGGCAAGTACTCCGTACCAATGGCACAAGCAACTTACTGAAACAAAGTCAATCAAGATATTTGAACATAGTGAAGAATACTTTAGAGACTTTATCTATGTAGAAGATGTTGCTCGCACTGTCTATCACTTTCTAAACAATTACAAAGAAGGAGTATATGATCTAGGTACAGGAGTTCCTGTGAGCTTTGAACATGTTGCCAATTGTTGTTTAGATTTAATTCCAGGTGCTGAAGTGTATATTCCCATGCCAGAAGATTTACGGGCACAGTATCAAAAGAGCACCTGCGCTTCTACAGAATATCTAGAAAGTGCAGGTGTTGATGTTAAAGGATTTGTTAATGTTGAAAACGGTGTTAAAGAATACTTTAACTACTTACAGTCTAACCAAACTTATTAAAGACATCTTTAAGAGCAACGATTAGATCTTCGATCATACCATCATCATGAAACGGAGTAGGTGCAAAACGTAACCGCTCCGTTCCTACATCTACTGTGGGACTATTGATTGCCTGCACATAGATGCCGTGTTCATGTAACAGCTCGTCACTCATAGCTTTAGCACGTTTAGCGTCACCTACAAACACAGGAACGATATGGCTGGTACTACATTCCATAACTGGTATGCCGTTAGTAGTTAATCGATGTTTTAGTTTGCGAGCACGTTCTTGATGCTTTTCTCTAATTTCGTTATGATCCTTTAGATACTTAACAGCGGCAAGAGCTCCTGCACAACTCACAGGACTAATTGATGTTGTAAAGATAAATCCTGCAGCAACTGAACGGATTGCATCGACGATATCTGCATCGGCAGCAATATAGCCGCCTTGGACTCCAAACGCCTTGCCCAGGGTTCCATTGATTATATCAATCTTAGACTCTAGTCCCAGTTCTTCTACTTTTCCACCTCCGTGGGTTCCGTAGAGTCCTACCGCATGTACTTCGTCGATGTAAGTGATAGCACCATACTTGTCTGCTAGGTCACAGATCTCTTTGATCATGCCAACATCCCCATCCATTGAGTACACCGACTCAAACACAATGCAAGGAGTATGTCCTACTAGGGTAGCGTTAGCCAGTTTATCTTCTAGATCTTTTAGATTATTGTGTTCGAAGATAGCCTTTGCTGCTCTGCTATGACTGATGCCCACAATCAAACTGTTATGATTGTTAGAATCGCTGATAAACTGTATGTTAGGAATGATTTTAGATAGGGCAATCATAGACCATTCGTTGGCTACGTAAGCTGAACTAAACAACAGAGCTTTGCTCTTGCTGTGTAGCATGGCTAGTTCGTGTTCAAGAGCCACATGATAGTGACTGTTGCCACCTATGTTGCGAGTACCGCCCGAGCCTGCGCCAGTTTGATCCAAAGCGGTGTGCATGGCGTCAAGCACGTATTTGTTCTGTCCCATACCCAAGTAATCGTTTGAACACCAATTAACTATAGTTTTAATATTGTAAGGGCCGTACCAAATTGCTTTGGGAAACTCACCCCTTTCGCGAACAATGTCGTTAAACACACGATACTTTCCAGTGTCTTTGAAGTCTTTAATTAGATGTTTGAATGGTTCTTTGTTAATCATAGTAATGTTATTTAACCGATAAATATACAGTTATGGATATAATCAAACTTAGTGGAATAAACGACAATGGCTAAACAATCAATTAATTTAGGCGCAGCAGCAAATGACCGAAGCGGCGACAGTCTACGACTTGCATTTGATAAAATTAATAGAAACTTCACAGAACTGTACACAGCACTGGGACTAGATGTTGCTCCCTTAAATCTAGGAGCATTTGAATTTGTAGGCAGTACACTGAGTACCACTGATAGTTCAGCTATTGTAATCGATCAAGCTGTCACAGTCTCTAGCAACTTGACAGTGGGTGGGGATGTTTTGCCCAGTGTGGCTCTTGGTGGTGATCTAGGCTCATCTACTAGACCTTGGCGCAGTCTCTATGTGAGCAACAACACAATTTTCCTAGGTGGCACAGCGTTATCTGTGAACGGTGCAGGCAATCTATTGGTCAACGGAAGTCTAATAACAGGCGGTACTACAAGTTA